CTCAGCTCTAAGAGTCTCGAAGTCGGTCTTATCAAATAGACGGATTAACTTTTCAGGGCTTTTGCATCCATGCTTAATCGCCTCGCTTTTGATTGCACCTGTTACAGTGTTCCAAGCGTAACGCTCGCGCTCTTGCTTCAATGCCAGTTCTTTCTCTTGAAGTTGTTGTTTTAAAGTCTGAGTGATTTCCTCATACTTTCCTTGTGCCTCAAGCTCTTTGGTCTTATAGGCATTAAGTTCGGCTTCAAGTAACTGGGCGCGTTCCCTAGCTTTCTTTTCCGCTTCTACGCTCTTTTTAAAAGATTCGTAAGCAACGGTGTCCGTCTTAACAACCTCGCCACTGGCTTGAGTTGTCGAATCTACTAGATTCTCTTTTGATACTTCCATCTTAAATACTCCTTTCGTGGTAAGTCAAATCAACGGAAAAACCGTTGAATGGATTTGATTAATTTATTCTCCAAATTGCGGACAAAATCCTTTCTATCAAACAAATTAGCTAAATCTCGTCCTTGTTCCTTTAGATATTCCAGAATCAAGTTGAGTTTCGCCGTTCTTTTTGAGCCTTTGATATATCGTCTATGTTTGCGCTTTAATGCGTCAACATTAAAAAGGGTCTTTGATGAAATATATTTGCTTCTGAGTGAGTCTAAAAGCTCACCCGTAAAGGTCATGTTTGATTTATCTGGTCTGTATTTCGGGTGAGTTGAGTTGTGCTTGGCAAGATATCTTCTTTGCTTCTTTGTCGATGGTCTAAGCTTAGGGTCAATCCCATTATCTCTAACCTCATCCACAATCTCTTTGGTCAGTGTTTCCTCAAAGCCGCTTTTCTTGATGGCCTGGCCAATCTGCAAGACGATTCTCTTTCGCTGTCTTTCGAGTCCTGTTAATTTAACCTTACTCACTTATTAGCCCGATATTTCTTAGGATTTCGCTGATATTTTGTTGGTCTATTTCTTGAGATAAAAACTCTCTTGCTAGTGCTGGCTCTTCTCCACGAATACCCTCGGCAATGAATCTCGCCTCGTCCTCGGATAGTCCAAAGAAGTCTCGCTTATATTTACCATTGGGTATTGTGGGGTGTCCCTTAAAGCCAGTGATATGACCATAGGCTTTCGCTGCTTCCTCGCCCTCGATCTTGATCTCAATCTCGCTGCCAAGATTCTCGCCTTGAATTGATAACAGCATATCGCCAAACAAAGTCAGGTCAACGTCGCCACGACTTACGCCTTTAAAATCGGCATAATCTTTAGTGTAGGCTTTAAACTCTTTGCCGTTTCTATCCTCGCCGGATTGTGTCCTGGAGATCATAAACTCGATGGCTTCTTGGATAAACCGATCGCGCTCAATTGGCGTCGGTTCTCGTCCTAGAATATCCTCAAGATCAATCTTCTGGGCTATCTTCTGTTGGGACTTCGAAACTCTGCTGACGGCCAAGTGTTTCCTCCTGGTATTCTAAAAAGAGTTTTTTTGCTGTATCGAGATCAACTTCTTCTCGGTGCATAATGGCTCTGATTGGGCTTGAGATTCCTAAATCAATCTCACGCTCAAGGATGTCTAGCTCATCCGATTCTGACTTAATCATTTCAGGCTTTGCATATTCAACGTAAACTTCTGCATCCATTGACACCGCGCCAAGCTTATACTTCTGGTCTAGCGTGCTTGTGTTAGATAGGGCAACAGACCACGCACGAACGAGATCCCATAAATCAGACTCGACCTTTTGAAACACGTCGTAATCTTCACGAGATGCGCTCATGTTTTCAATCATTGACAGCATTCTTTCTAGACCACTGTTAAAGTTACTGCTTTGAGCTTTAAGCGTGATTGTTGTTGGATCGATACCCTGACAAGATAGGTAAGCACTTAGCAATGTTTCGAGGTATTGAATCGAGCCGCCGATGTCAGCGTTAGGAGTAACAAACTGGAAGTCTGTTTCAATGCCGCTATCCTTATCAACTGGAAGCTTCAAGACATAGTTAGGGCCTACCTGGAAGTTTTGCATCAGCAATTCTTTAGGCCCCTTAACGACGGCTTGAGCAAAGCCCTGCATCTTGGTTACCTGTGCAACCTCAGACATTCTCACGTTAAATTCAACTGTGAAATTGGTGTGGATATTTGACTGTCTTACCCAGTATTCAAACTCCCTCTCGTCTGCAATCTCAACAAATGGCATCATTCCAAACTGCGCCAATGGATTAGGAATCACCTCGCTAACAAGCTGACCGTTGCCGTCAACGATATAGTTTTCCTCCATCGTCCATACAAGATAACGTTTCTTAGCTTGCTTCTCTTGTTCTTTAATCGCCGTAGCTTCTTTGTAATTCTCTGTTGATTGCGCTGCGATAGTCTGGCGACCCGTTGCAGTTCCAACTTGATTCGCGCTTTCTTGAAGCTCGTTGTAATCATCATATGCCGAAATTATGTAAGCAATCGCCTTTTCCGGTTCGAAATTATCTTCAATAACATCCCATTGATGAGGTCTAAGCACTCGCATTGTGAGCTTGCCATTGCGTGGCACAACCCAAAGCAAGCACTGTTTATGAAGCTTAAAAAACTTATTTGCGGTGCATAGTTTCTTATTGACTCCCATATCGTGATAAATATTCCACAGGATTTCATTTTGCTCCGGTGTTAAGTCTTTCCATTCACGTTCGGGAGCTTCTTTGTAAATAGAGGCTAGTTTATTAACAACTCGCTTTGCCACGTTAATAGAGCTAACTAGAGGCATCTCGCGGATTGTTTCCTCATTAGATTGACCGCGCATATCGGCGACAACATACTGTTTAATCCTGTCGTTATAGATTTCGGCTTGTTTATACGACTCGGCTTTTCGCCCTTTATTTTCATTGGATTCGATTCGAGCAATTGCCGATTTAATATTGTCTTGCGTTAATTCCATTTTATCGCCTCTTATGTGGTGTAGTTTTTATATGCTACATTGCTCTTTCTTTAATGAAAAGCTAGGCTTCTAGCATGAAAGAAGAATGGAGAGATGTTGTCGGATATGAAGGACTTTACCAGGTTAGTACCCTTGGTAGAGTAAAGAGCCTAGAGAAAAGGCTTCGCATTAAATCTGGTAACTATAGAATAAAACTAGAGACTATAAAAAGGCAGCACGTCGCTAATAATGGTTATCTGACCGTTGGTTTGTCGGATTCTGGTAAAAATAGAAATGTTTTAGTGCATAGGTTAATAGCCGAGGCATTTATAGAAAATAGCGGCAACCTCGAAACCGTTAATCATATCAACGGAATAAAGACCGACAACAATGTCCACAATCTAGAGTGGTGCTCTCACAGAGACAATCTTTTGCACGCGCTAGAAAATGGTTTAAGGAAGCCGAGGAAAAAGAAGCTTGACGACATTCAGGCATTGACAACAATAACGCATCTATCTGCAAAAAATAGAACCATGGCCGATATCTCTAGGCATTTCAACGTTAGTGAGGCACTCATAGCCAGGATTAAAAACGGCGAAACCTTTAAAAATATACCGCCCTTATCGACGATTAGAGCTTATATTGAATCCAGAAATATCCCTGAGTGGGTATAGGTACCACGCCGCATAAGCCAATCCGTCTACTAGGTGTGTTAAAGACGGGTCGCTACGCTGATCCAACTGACCATCTTTATCCCAAACCGTTTGCTTTAAATCTCGCAAAAGCTTCTTACATCTGGGATTTATCTTTATCATTCCAAGTGTAAATAGTCTGTTTAGATTAGAAATCTTATCCTTAACCGCTGGATTTGTTTTATATAAAACATTGAAACCTGCTTGCTTTAAAATCTCATGGTCGCTTATGCCGCTTGTCCTCCTGGCCTTCCCGGTGGAGTCACATATAACACTTGCACCCTGCGCCCCCATTCTTATCAATCCCTCGGCTTTCTTAAACGTATCTCCTGCAATCTGTTGCTCATCCCAAACGTAGATACCGTGGGCGTGTTGGCTTATCAGAACATCACTATTGTAAAGATAGTTAAAATCCACGCCGCAATATATAGTCCCATCAAGCTTCACGGCATCCTCTGTCACATATTCGTCGTTGTAGGCGTACACGGCAGCCCCACTATTATCAGTGTCATACTCACCCAAAAGAAAGCGTTTGCGCTCCTTTTCTGGTAACGCCGACAGCATTTTAATATAATCCTGATCGATATTCTCTAGGTTATCTTGAACATTCATCTTGATGGATAAGTAATCCCTAGCAATGTCCGCAGCCATCGCCTCACCATCAATTGGCGAAACCTTTTGTTCAAAGGCCTGATAGTAGGCTGATGTGGTTTTGGTTGGGTTTTGCGTGTATAAAATTAGCTTCTTTAATCCGTTCTTTTCGGCAAGCCTAGTTTTGAGTCTCTCAATGGCAACAAAGGGGATTTGATTACACTCCTCGGCAAGAATAGAACTCATCTCTAGGCCGAGTAAGCGTTCAATTTTCTGGCCATCATCTAAGCCGGCAACCCTAATTATCGACCCATTGGGTATTCTTAAAATGTAATTTGACCTATCCCATTCAATCCTAAGATTGGGAAAACATAGGGTCAGAACCTTTGGCAGGGTGTCCATCCATATTGAATTTTTAACCGAGTTGAATGTATTTCTAACGATGATCTGATTACACTTCTCTTTGCAAGCACGAACGATGAGAATGTAAACTGCTAAAAAGGTTTTGCCTGACCTAGAGCTTCCGTAAAGCATTATATTTTTTGCGCTAGAACCAATGATTAAATCAATGGCTTCACGCTGCTTTTCGGTCTTTTTGAACACTAGAGATTCTCGTCTTGCTTGTCGATCTGAATGACGTGATTTGTTTGCTCAATCTCTTGCTTGTCTCGCCATTCACTCGGCTTTCTATTTTTAAGCCAGAAAATCATACTTGTCGGATCAGGTGGATATGCCTTGAGGATCTCATGCTCAATGATGTTGCCTCGCTTATCTTGAAAGAGTTTAACCTCTTTGACCTTATAACCCTTGGCCCTCTGATAAAGCGATGCTTCAACCTCGGAATCTGCAAACTCTCTAAATCCCTTTAAGGACTCGAAAAATGACGCATGATCTTTCATCCAATTGTAAATAGTCGACTCATGGACACCTAGCTTCATCGCTATTTCTCTGTTGGTGTAACCCTTCTCAACTAAAAACGCCCAATATTCCTTGTCAACATCATCAAACTTAGAGGGTCTCCCTAATTTCTCAGCCATGATTAACCCCCACCAATCCGATGCGTAACATCTTCTCGTTTATAAGAAAACGCTGCATCAATCTAGAGATTATCTCTTGATCGCTTGGATTTATTTCGAGGACTAATTTTACTGAGCCATCGGCTTTTGTACCGATAGAATAGATAAGAGCTTCACACGCTCCGATTTCTTCCATAAAACCTACTAGGTTAAACGTTCGATCAACTTGATCTGTCTTTATGATTGAATTGTTTTAATGAAGTGTCAAATTTCTAACGCTTGCCGTTTGAGCTTTTGTGGCTCACGGCTGCGCTAAATCAAATACAACCGCCACTGTCGTGGCTATCAATCTTCGATTGATGTTACATGTTTTTTTAATTTTTTTATATGAGAAACAAACTAGAAAACAACCTTGCGACAAGCTCAGCCCTAACCGTTCGTCCTAAACTATTATCACGAAAAACGGCATAAGTAAAAGAAAACACACTGTACCATTATGAGACTGTATTAAATGCGTACTATATGCGCTGAATGTCAATAAAAGGGCGTTCTACTTTGCAACTTTGCAATACATATAGGGCGTTTCAATGTTTCAAAGTTAATTACTGGCGCAATAGAGTTGATTTAGTGTGCCTATAATATTCAGGATTAATGCGCCTTAATAGATCAACATTTAGGGCGTGCGTTCTTTTGGTGAGATAAATGGTGCCGTTAAGCTTATGGCTTTTGTATCGAAGGTTTCTCGCTTCTAGCATATCCAAGATCAAATCAAGCTCTTTAATGCGCTCAAGAATCATGGAGGTTACCCAAATGT